CCTGATCCAGACGCACGAAACATGTCTGAGGCCGAATATACGGTTCAACGACACCGTTTAAGCCGTACGCAATTGCGTAATCTAAAGAAACGTCCTCATTTTCGGGACGAAAGCATTGAATTAGCCGTTGAATATGGCCCAGATTACACCCGTGAGTACTGGGAAGACGCCCTAGAGGACCATAACCAGACAGGTACAATTGAACGCTATGAGGTGATAGAATACTGGGGAATACTTGATTCTGAGCTTGCTGAAGCGGCTGATATCGATATCCCCAAGGAATTAGACGATCGTGACCAGATTGAAGTGAATGCTTGGATCTGTAACGGCCAAATCCTGCGTCTAGTGCTAAATCCTTTCACACCTACCAGGATTCCGTACTGTGCAGTGCCTTATGAGCTTAACCCCTACGGCCTTTTTGGCATTGGTGTGGCTGAGAACATGATGGATACCCAGTTGTTAATGAACGGTTTTATGAGACTGAGTGTGGACAATGCCGCTCTCTCTGGCAACCTTCTTATTGAGATTGACGAGACAAACTTAGTCCCAGGCCAAGACCTGTCTGTTTATCCTGGTAAAGTGTTCCGCCGCCAAGGGGGCCAGATAGGCGCTGCGATCCACGGCACTAAGTTTCCCAACGTATCTAACGAACTTTTACAGATGTTTGATAAGGCACGTCAGCTTTCAGATGAGAGTACCGGCATCCCGTCATTCTCGCACGGTCAGACCGGAGTTACCGGCGTAGGCCGAACTGCCTCTGGTATGTCGATGCTTATGGGCGCAGCAGCGCAGGGCATTAAAACAGTAGTTCGAAATGTAGATGACTATCTACTATCGCCACTGGGCAAAGCCTTATTTGCATTCAACATGCAGTTCAACTTTGATCAGCAGTTTTCCAACGGTGACCTTGAGGTAAAATCTCGTGGCACGGAAAGCCTTATGCGGAATGAAATCCGTAGCCAACGCCTGCTTCAGTTTTTGCAGATGACGCAAAATCCTCAAATGGCTCCGTTTGTAAAATACGATTACGTCTTACGGGAACTAGCGGCTTCTATGGATCTTGATGAAGACAAGATTATGAATGATCAGCGAGAAGCAATCATACAAGCTAAGATGATGGCCGAAATTCAAGCATTGATGCCTGCACCGCCACCACAGGCCGCACAAGGCCCACAAGGGCCACAAGATGCTAGTACAGGACCAGCGGCTCCTGGCGCACCTCCAGGCCCCGGAGAGCAGGGCTTCACAGGCGCAGGGGGCGGCGATAATGGCGGGAATGAACCTGCACCACAAGGCGCACCACCAGCGCCCCAGGCTCCGCTACAATAATGGATAGAGAGTTATACCGTTCCCTGCTTTATTTTGTGAACGATAAAAAGCAGATGGATCTACTGCAAAAGTATGTAGTAGCAAAAATCTCTCTTCTTCACAGGCAGATGGAGAACCTCCAGAACCACCATGAAATTTTAAAGGTTCAAGGCGCTATCGCTGAATTGCGTAGATTTAAAACGCTCCGAGATGAAACAATTAAGGGAGCTGAATGATGGATCCGATTACCCGACACCACTATCAGAACATTGCTGATGGCAAGGCCGTTGAAAATGAAGACGGAAGCCTTTCCACGGTAAAGACTTTGATCATGGAAGTTGATGGTAGGGAGATATTGATCCCCACCGTTTGGGACGGTCAGATCGTAGACGATGAAGACGCCATAGATAACGCTATGAGAAGCGGAATTGAATGGCCAAGTGCTGAACCTACTGAAGAAGGTCGAGCAAGCCTACAAGCTCAGGATGATGAAGCCCATCGTGAGTTTAATAGAGATACTACCCCTGAAGAAGCGCAAGCAATTTTAGATGCTGCAGATGCAGAGACTTCCACCACAGACGGCCTAATGGCTGAAACAATTGAATATGCGCTGGGCGGATTTGCGACTGCCAATAAAGGTATTACCACAACAGAGGGTTTGGATATGGCTAAACAGAAATTTCAATTAGACCGCAAAAAAGCCGACAAAGACGGTGATGGTAAATTAAGTAAATACGAAGAAACTACTGGCGAAGCCGTCCAGAAAGCTATGGATGATGATGAGCTTGTAGAGATGGCGCATGGCGGGATGGCCTGTGGCGATGGCATGATGTCAGACCCAGCTTCTGGCAATGAGATCCCGATAGGATCTACCGCAAAGAACGTAGCTGATGACATTGAAGCACTGATCAGCGAGGGCGAATACGTTCTCCCTGCCAATGTCGTTAAGTGGCACGGTTTGAGCCGCATCATGGACATGCAAGCCGAGGCAGAGATGGGCCTCATGGGAATGTATGACATGGGCCTAATTCAATACGCAAGTGAGGAAGGTGCTGAAGAACCTGAAGAGGTTGTTGAGGCAGAAGACGATGCTCCTGAAGAGGACATTGATATCGAAGTTGCAGCCTTTGAGGTGAGCAATAATTTGGATGATGAAGATGAAGCCGAGGAGATTTATCCTAAGACATCCTACACACCAGGGACGTTTCGGAGGCCTAAGATAGCTTTCGTGTCCTAAAGGGCTACCCGCCAAAGTGCGGCCCCCCCAGAGGCAATAAATGGTAAAATATCGTAGAGATAATCAAGAAGAAGATAACGGACTTTCCTACGCAGAAGAATTAGCGGCACAGTCTCAAACTACAGAACAACCCGCTGAAGGCGAAGATACTACATACAAAAAGCGTTATGGAGATCTTCGTAGGCATTCCCAAAACCTTATGCAGCAAAAAGATCAAGCCTTGGCAGAGATGAAGGCACAGCTTGATACCGCAGCAAAGGGTCAGATTAAGTTTCCTAAATCGGACGCTGAAATTGATCAGTGGTCAAAGAAGTATCCTGATGTTGCGGCTATCGTTGATAGCATTGCTCGTAAGCGGTCTGGAGAAGCCCTTGAAGAGGGTGAAAAGCGTATGGAAAGCCTACGGAAACTAGAGACTAAGTTGACTAAGAAAGATGCAGAACAGCAGCTTTTAAAGATCCACCCTGACTTTGGCGAAATTAGGCAGGACCAAGGGTTTCACGAGTGGGTAGCCCTCCAGCCCGTTTATATTCAAGATGCTCTGTATAAAAACAATACGGATGCTAACTCTGCAAGTCGGGCTATTGATTTGTATAAGGCTGACATGAGCAAGACTAAACCCAGACGAAAGTCTGCAGCGCAGTCGATTGGCCGTACTTCAACATCTTCACCAACTTCTGGTAGTCGCATAGAATATTCTGAAAGCCAGGTTGAGCAAATGAGTAATGCGGAGTTTGGAAAGCATGAAGAAGCTATCTCTGAAGCAATGTCTAACGGCAACTTTAACTATGACATTAGTGGCGGCGCACGATAGGCTGTTGCAATATCATTAGTTAGGTGGTATAATAAAGGTGAAGTGGCGGACAGTAAATACATTTGCCACTTCCCAGTTCCTTGATGATACGTCTGTAATAGACCTATCTTCTGAGAACTAAAACTCTCAAAACACAGAACAGAGCCACCGCAAGGTCTACCTCTAATTTTGTTTTTCCAGAAGAATATAGACGTTTAGTCCACCAGTGTGGTGAGGCCCGACTGCTACTTAGCTGCAACTAACTAGTCTTCGCACCCTCACATATCACTGCCACTTAATTGTCCTCTTCGGATTTGTCGGGTTTCGGCCCAGCCATTCCAAAAAGGAGCATATAAAATGGCATTTTCATCAGCAGCAGCCCACGGGAATCTTCCCAATGGCAATTTTTCGAGTGTTATTTACTCGAAAAAAGTACAACTTGCATTTCGCAAAAGCACAGTCACCGGCGATATCACAAACAGTGATTTTATAGGTGAGCTAAATTCGGTTGGAGACACAGTTCGAATTATCAAGGAACCGGAAATTTCTGTATCGCAGTACAAACGTGGTACTCAGATATCTGCACAAGATCTTGATGACGAAGATTTTTCATTAGTCATCGATAAAGCTAACTACTTTGCTTTCAAAATGGACGATATTGAAGAAAGCATGAGTCACGTTTCGTTTATGAGCCTCGCTACGGATCGTGCGGCCCATCGTTTAGCAGATCAGCATGACCAAGAAGTTCTTGGTTACTTGGCAGGCTATAAGCAGTCTTCACTTCATGCATCAGCAAATGCTGTCAATGACCAGGTCAACGGTGATAAAGCTGTAGATTCTACTGGTTCTGATGAATTGCTGAC